TATAGGAGAGTCGCGGTCTCAAGCCCAGTCATGTTTCACCCGTGCGTAAAGAGCGCTATCCCCGCCATCCACCCGGAAGGCCCGCATACGTTCGGCTTCAAGTTCGAAGCCCAGCATCTTCAGCCAGCGGTGGCCCTGTTCAAAACTGCAGGGGGTCTCTGCTTCGATACGCCGATAGGGGAGCAGATCCAGGACCCGCTTCACGGCTTTGTGCAGGCTAGGGAAATACCCCCCTGCCCGCCGATCGATGAAGGCCCAGGCCAGGGCCCGGTTCTCCCACATTTCCATCACCCCACCAACCGCTACCACTTGTTCACCGTCCAGGGCCGTGAAGGCCCATTGGGACTCCAGAGCATTCGCATACTCAGGGGTGACGAAACGCAGGCAGTAACCCTGGCCCGGCTGCATCTGCAGGGCTAGAAGGTGCTCGGCTTTGTAGGGGACGACGATCATTGGGCATCCTGGGTTTCAAGTTGCGCCATGAGCATGGTGATGTTGCAGGGCAGAGGGTCGCTGGTCTCAAAGGTGATCTGGCCTTCCGTGTCCCACGTGCCTTCATAGGCCCAGCGCTTGTCCCCATCGAAGAGGCCCACGGGCCCGGACATGGGATCGGCTGAGGTTCGGAAAGTCTCGGGGTAGACCGTCACGCCTTCGGTGCTGGACCCCATGCTGAGGCCCACGGATTGGAAGAACCGAACCACGGCACGGTAGATCCGCTTCAGCTTGCCTTGGCTGGGGCCATCAGCGCCCCCGGCTTCCATGCGCAGGGTGGTGGCCCTAGACGTGTATTTCAGGCCCACCTGGACCACGCTGGCGGGTCGCACAAGGGTGATGTGGCCCGTGCTGTCCACCACGCAATCGGGGTGAACCGCGCCATCCGTGAGCACGCCGACTGTCTGCCCGGCCAGCCAGGTCAGCCCGCTGATAGTGGTGGTGGGCGTGCCGCTGTAGGAAGCACTGGAATCCACGAAGACGCAGTTGGGTGTGGTGTCACCGTCTTCCCACATCTTGGCCATGACTTCAACGGTTCGCCGGGTGGCCCCGTTGATGTATCGGTTCACCACCAGCCAGACTTCATCCCGCTGGATGCTGGGGGCCGGGATGATGGCCAGGGACTCAATCAAAGCCGGAAGGGTCTGGGCTGCATCCGAATAGCCGCCCAGGTTATGCTGGTGCCAGCCGCAGATTTCCTGGTCCTTGTCGTAGGTCATGCCCATCAGGCGGCTATCATTCCGGCTGATCCAGACGATCTGCTGCGGGGCCAGCTGCACGCTGATCTGCTTCAGCCCACTCTGGGTCAGGTGCTCGGAAACCAGACTTATGTCCAGGGTTTGGAAGGTGGAATACATGAACTGGTAGACCATTTCCCGCAGCTTCCGGGTGGTCCGCTGAACGAACAATGTAGCCTTGCCCACTCGTATGGGAGTGGTGAAGGAAGACCCGTAGTTGCCCAACTGCTTGGCGTTGACATTGGTGGGAGTGATTGCCTGTTGGGTGGTGCTCGGGGCGATGACCCATTCCCCGCCTGCGGTCCCGGCCAACATGCCCCATTCATCGGACATGAGCCAGCGGATGGCATTCACGCTTCCGGCGTTCAGAGAGAACGCAAGTGCGTTGCTATCCACCACCGAACCGTCCATGTTCGTGGGGGCCATGTTCTCGTAGTCGCCAGAGTTCGAAGCATCGATCCGGCCAGGCGTGTTCTTCGCCCCGGCCCAGACTAAGCGGTCCTGATGGAAGATAACTGCGTTGGGGTAGCCATCCACGCTGTTCCATTCGCCCAGCCGCCAGAAGGTGGTGGTGTTGGGGACCACTGAGGCAGGCGGGGAGAGCACCACATCGGGGGCAGTGGTGTAACCCGTGCCCGTGACCATGATGGTGATGTTGGTGACCACCCCATTGGTGACACTGGCATAGCCCACGCAGCTGGTTCCGACTGCAGCCCCGCCACCAGAGAAACTGATGGGGTCCGCGCCGGAATAGCCGGTGCCGCCATCGCCGATGTAGAGCCCGGTGATGACCCCGCCTGATACGTGGGCGTAAAGTAGGGCGCCAGTGCCGCCCCCACCCGAAGTGACAACCACCACCGGATCGCCCGAATACCCGCTGCCTGGAGTATCCAGGACCACGCCTGTGATCTTGCCGCCCCCATCCACGCTGCTGATGTGGGCTGTAGCGGCCACTGTGACCTTCTGGACGAAGGACACGCTGGGTGGCTGGGCGCCGTAGCCGCTGCCACCGTCCAGGATGGAGACCGTGAAGACACTGCCCCCGGACACGTTGGCGATGGCCTTGGCGGTCACTGGCAACTGCTGGCCGTTCGAAGCCGTGATGGCCCACGTCACCTGCGTGGCGCTGACCCGGCTGGCGATTGTTCCCCACAGCCAAACCCCGCCGCACTTGATGCGCAGCATTCGGCCCACGTCCGTGGTCAGGAACCCCGACCCCCCGTTGATGCCCGCAGCAGAACTGGCCGTGACCGTGACTGTGCCAGTCGTGCCGGAAGGGACCAATGTGGTGGCGGTCACGTTGACCGGCAAATAGGGACCGTCCAGGAAGCTGATAACAGTCAGAGTCCACACGTAGGCGCTGACCCGCTGCAGCTTGCGCGGGGCGTAGTTGGGGTGGCTGATGTAAAGGGTGTCGGCACTCTGGGCGAAGCTGAGATTCCAGATGTCACTGGATGAATAGGGGGTCGCCACTTCGACCGGAACCCCCACGTTCTGCAGCTGGCCATCGTTGGCGTAGAACCGGATGTAGTTGTTTCCGAATTCCAACACGTAGGCCTGATTGATGCTGAATTCGAAGCGCTGCAGCCGAGGGGCGTAGCTGCTGTCCTTGACCGCAGCCACATACCTGGTGCCGGGGCGCCGGGTCAGGCCCCCCTGCTGAGTGGGGCAGAAGTTCAGGCACTCAGCCAGGCCATTCTTATACTTGGCCAAGTCGAAGCGGCCGTAGGCCAGAGGGGTCCATTCCCCGCCGTTGAAGTTGGTCTGGACCCAAGTGGCGCGAGGCATCAGACCCTCACAAGCCAGAAGTCATCGTCGGGGGCCTCGGCAGACAGCCGTTCAAAGGCGTTGTTCAAGCGGGCTTCAGATCGGCAGTCAGCATATTCACGGTCCAGCGTGGCCTTCTTGCTGGTGGAGTTGGTCAGGGCCTCGCACATGTCGATGGCCATGCTGATGGCCAACATGTCGTAGAAGGTGCCGTCCCAAACGGTCGGGTCCGTGATGTCGGCGATGTATCGCAGATTCAGGGTGGGCCCATAATTGGTCAGGATCTTTCGACCCTCCAAAACCCAGTCCAGGTCTGCGTCATTCGGGAGAAGGATGCGCAGACAATCAGATGGAATCGTGAATGCGTAGGTGTAATCGAAGGCAGGCGCCGCGGCATCCGGGGCCAAGATGGCCCGCTGGATGGCGAAGTTCCACCGATACTTCCGCAGTTCGGATCGCCTGTTGGAATCGAAGGCGATGCTGCATTGCCGGGCTTCTCGGCTGTTATCGCTGAGATTCAGAATGCTGGCAGCGCCCAGCTTCTGCAGGGCGCTATTGCAGCAATCGACGGTGCTCTGGGCCATGGGGACTCCTTAGCCGAGCCCCACCAGGTAGGTATAAAGGCCCGTGGGCGTGCCGCCAGATGCGGCCAAACGGACGTTTCCAGCCGGAAGATCCACACCGGTCTGGAAGAAAGGCAGCGTGGTGGACTTCACGACCGTGCCTGCGTAGATCGCCACATCCGCCCAGGTTCCGTTCGGCGACTGCATCTGCAGACTGAGAGTGCTGCCCGTGGGCGTTCCTTCGCAGAAGAACATGTATTCGCCACCGGGGATCATCACGGAAGCGCCACTCGCGGACAGGTTGGCCGCAAGGGTATAGGAATTCGAATCGCAGCGACGAGCAGTCATGGGCGCCCCTTACAACGGCGTGAAGGGGTTGCGGGTGATCCAGTTCTGCAGTTTTTCCAGGGCGGTCAAGACGGCTTCCTTGTCGGTCACATTCGTTCCGTTGACCTGGATTTCCACGTCCTTGGACTGAGTGGACGTAGCAACCGTGCATTGATACTCGTTGTCGCCCTTGTTGACGCCGTAGAAGTAGTTGGCCATGGAGTCTCCTGAAGGTTGGCCAGGGGATCAACCGAAGCTGATCCCCTGGCTGTTCCTTAGTTGGGCATCGAGTAGAAGAAGTCCACCACCAGCGTTCCAGAGCCAGGCAGCGAGGCCGTGCCGATGGTGCCGATGACGGTTTCCTCAGCGGTCAGCGCAGGATCCGCAGCACCCGCGATGGTGGCGATACCGAAGAGGGTGGGCGTGTCCGTGGCGGTGATGGCGGAACCGGCCGCCTTGTATTTGCCGGTCGTGCCGCTGATGCCGATGGCCAGGGTGGCCGTGCCCATCGACACAGACGTGGTGATGAGACCGAAGGCGAACGTGGCGCCAGCAGGCAGGTTGCCGAACTGGAGGATGTCGCTGGTGGTCTGGGTGGCGTAGGTGAAAGTGGCACGCATTCGCTTGAGGCGGGCGCCGTAGACGGTGGCCCGGGGCTTGTAGCCGACGGGGGCGGCAGTCTGATTCGCACTGCCTGCCAGTTCGGTAGAAAGGTAAGTGGCCATGGGTCACAACTCCTAGAAGGGCTGAGAGTGAAAGCAGGGGGCCAAGGTTCAGCCAGACCTCGCAAGGCCCCCTGCCTATTCGCTTACTTGCAGTTGATGACGCCGCAGCGCTTCTCTTCCAGGCGGGCCCCACCGAAGGTGCCGGTGACGTAAACCTGAGTGGAGTAGCGCTTATCAGCACGCTCGGAGACCTTGGCCTGAATGTCATTCCAGACGCCGAGCGCCATGCCGGACTTCGCCCAGAAGGGCACCATCCAGCGGGTGTTGGCGACGAAGCTGCCATCCGAGTCAGCGGAAGCGATGGCGGGGTTGATGGCCGTGTTGAAGTTGGCCGCGCCCGGGATGCGTTCCGAGTGGATGAAGTTGAAGCCCATGAAGCTGGTGATCTTGCCATCCACCAGGACCGGCTTGGTGTTGTAGTCCAGGTTGATCGCCTGGGCCTCGTTCAGCAGGTTGTCGTGCTGCTTGGCGCTGATGACCATGTATAGCTCGTCGTTGTCCACGTCCACATCGGCCTGCAGTAGGATCAGCTTGGCGGCCCGCAGCTTGGCGATGTTCAGGCCAGTGGCAGCAGAGGCGCCGACCGTGGCGGCCACGGACTGGCTGTTGGAGTTGTAGGCGTAGAGGGTGCCGGTCGAAGTCGTGCCGTTCTCACCCGTGTTGTTGGCGTTCAGCAGGCCGCTGAGGATTTCGTCATCGATCGCACGGCCCATGGCCATCACGCCAGCAGTGGTGTAGGGGCCGGTGGGGTCGATCAGAAGGCGAAGCAGATCCTGCTTGTCCACCAGGTCGGCCCAGTCGTAGTCGTTGGGGTAAATCCAACGCTTGTCCTGGGGCGTGCTGATGAGGGGAGTATCCGAGTGCCGACCCTGGTTGCGCACCGGATTGACAGCGCCGAACTGCTCCGCGATGGAAGCGGCCTTGCCGATGAAGGAGTATTCCTTGACGGCACCGCGAAGGCGAGACCCCTGCTGCTGCAGGAGCATCATAATGTTGGTGGTGTACTGCTGGACCTGTGCCGCAGTTACGTTGACGGACATGGCAGTTCTCCGAGGAAAAGAAGAAAGTCGTGACCATGGGGGTCACTTCCCTCGGCTTGTCCTCGGAGAGGGGCCTAGCGTTGCTGGGCCAAACTTGGTGCGGGGGTCACTCGAAAATGCTGGGTGCCTTGTCTGCCTTGGCCTTCTTGCCTTGTTCCGGCTTGTCCGGCTCAAGTCCTTCAATGCAGCGATTATAGATCCATGTATGGATTTCGCCAATTTTATTTTGGTCGCCCGAAAAACCCTCAAGCCTGGCCTGGGTGAAAGCCAGTTCCAGGCATTTCAGGCGCAGTTCAGGATCTTGGAGCATCAGGCCTCCGGGAAGGCGAAGGCGTGCAGGCGGGTCATTTCCGCCATGGCATCGGCGTTCTTGCTGGCGTAGCGCGACACGAAGTCCCGATCCTTGCGCAGTTCTTCGATCTTGGCTTTGGCCTGGCCAGGGGTCAGGGCGTTGCCGAAGGGTTCCTTGCCGCTGCCAGTCACGAAGTCGGCTTCCCCGGTCTTCGATCCGATCTTGTGCAGGAATTCCATGGTGGCCTTGTGCCCCATGGCGCCCTGCAGCTTGTCCACGGTGGCCGTATCCAACCCAAGGCCACGATAGGCCGCCTGGGCCACGGCCAAGTTCTGCTGGAAGGCCGCGCCCCACTCCGCCTTCAGGGCCAGGTCATCGGCCTGATATGCCTGTTCGGTCTGGGTCTTCTGGCTTTCCTGGACTTGGGTGGTCTGTTCGTTGAACCAGGCGGCCAGCTGTTCTCCCTGCGCCTTGGGCACGCCAAGTTCGTGCAGTTTGGCTGCAGCGGCCTTGGTGAATTCAGTAGGCTGGACGCCTTCAGGCACCAGCTTGTAGCCATCGGGGGCAGAGGGGCGGCCCAGCTTCTCGTAGAACTTCCCCATTTCCTCAGGGGTGGCATCGGGCTTGGGCATGACCACGGTGTTCCCGGCCTTGTCCGCACCCATCAGCTTTTCCAGATTCCGGTAGCTGTCCAGCATCTTGACTGGGCTATCCCAGCCCTTGTTCTGGACGTAGCCAGCCGTGGTCTCGTCCACGTCAGGAAGCCAGGGGATGGGGGCTGCGGCGGGTGCAGCTGCTGCAGGCGGGGCCCCAGCTGCGGGAGCAGGGGGAGTGACGCCGGGTGCTGGGGCAGCCAGCAGGGCGCTGGTGCCTTGTCCGGGTGTGCCGGGGGCTTGGTCGGTCATGGGTCTGTTCTCCTAGACGTAGGGACGAAGGGTGAAGGAATCGACGTGCGGGGCAGCTGGGGCGGCTTCCTCTTCGGGAAGGTCCAGGGGCTCGGCGTCAGGAATGTCGGGATCCAGGGGCGGGGCTTCCAAAGCCACCAGCACATGACCGGCCACGCCATCCCGTTCCTCGGGCTGGATGGAAAAGACCACGTGCTCGGAAGCCAGATCAGCAGCCAGTTCGGCCTGATCTGTCTCAGTGAATTCTTCGTTGATGGGCTTCCACAGCACTTCAGTCATGGTCCTCTCCTTTGCTTTGGGGGGTTTGGGCCGGGGCGTGCAGCGCCCACAGCTGGTCATCGCTCAACTGCAGGTGGCGCTGGATGCGCAACCAGACTTCCTTGCGCCCTTCAGCCACGGCGTGGATCCGGGGGTCTGGGTGGAACGTGGTTTCCGTGGCACGGCAAAACTTGGCCAGGTCTTCCAGAACCTCTGCGCCGTAGGCTCCAGAGAAAGCCTTGACGTAGGCTGTTCGGCGCCGGGACAGGAATCTGCGGGCTTGGTCCAGGATGCTCATTGACGGTTAAACTCCACCCGCCAGGTGTTGCCTTCATCGTCCAGCACCAGGAAGGAAGCTGAGGCCACATCCAGCGGCTTCAGCTTGTTGATGAATTCAACTGCCATTTGGCGGTTGTTGGCTGTGGCGTCTTGCGTGGGTTCGCTCATCCGGCCTGTCCTGGGTTGGGGTTGGTCCCTTGGGGTGATGCCACCTTGGCCATGGCGGCCATGCCGGGCAGCGCCTGAGTGACCTGGGCCACCTGCTTGTCCTGGTCACGCTTCTGACGGATCGCTGCCACAGCATCGGCGCTACGGATGAACCGGAAGGGCGCCCCATTGATGTCGGCGACTTCAGGGGTGATGGTGTCCACGTCATACCAGTCCATAGCGCTCGGGTCCTGGGTCTGGGCCACAATCTCAGCCGACCACTGCATGGACCGCATGATGCCGCTGGCTTCTTCGGCCCGCATGGCCCGGTTCAGTGGGGCGTCATATTCCACCTTGAAGCCGCCACCCGCTTCAATCAGTTCAGGCGGGGGTGGGGGGATTAGACCCTGGAACATGAGCAGATCGAATTCACGTTCGATCAGAGGCCCCAAGCCTTCCGACTGGAACCGGCCCATGGTGGGTGATAGCAGGGCGCCCTTCTCACGGGCACGCTCCAGAACCTCAGTGGCGGTCATCTGGGGGGTTTCCACCAGGATCTGGAAGAGGGTCACCAGGAAGGCATCGTTGATGGTTTGACGTTCGTCATCCATCAGTTCCTTGCCGATCTGCATGTTCCCCACAGGTAGGGCATGGACCAGGGCCCGGCCTTCCGCAGACACGCCACCCGAGTTGATGGCGCCCGGCTTCATGCTGAAGCCTTCCAGGATTCCATCGTCGTGGGCCAGCAGGACAGGGGCTACCGCCCTGTGCCCCTGCTGCAGCACAACCTTCTTCTCTTCGTTCAGCACGTTGATGGAAGGCAGCACGTTCATGGCGGGGCCACGGCCATACAGTTCGCCAGGCGCTGTAATGTAGCGGGACACAGCGTATGGGTTAGTCCGGTAGCCGCCCTCTTCCAGCAGGTGCTTCTGATCCTTCAGGATGTAGTGGCTGCTGAACCGCTTCCCTTTCTTGTCCAGGCGGCCTGGCTGAAAATCGTTGTTCGGCCGCACGGCGTGGATGACAAAGACCTCTTCCTCAGGCTTCGTCTTCGCCTTGTCGCGCAAGGTGTCAGGCAGATTGTCGATGCCCCACCGCTGGGCCAGCTGGCGCAGGGTCATCTTGAACTTTCGGTAAATCTTGTCGATCTGCCCCTGGTGGTTGGCAGCGAAGAACAGTTCCCCCAGATGGACCTGGCGATACCGCAGGCCCTTGGTGCTCGGCTGGGTGGGATCCCTGAAGGCATCGGTGAACAGGCAGCCGGTCCCGAAGGCGCCAAGACTGACGTAGCCTTCGTGCATGTTCGCCTGGAAGCCACTGTGCGGGCTGTAGCGGTAATGGAACATCATGTCCGTGGCCAGATCGAACCACTGCATGACCTTGTTGTTCTTCTTCAGGTAGGGATCTTCAGGTCGAAGCCTCTGCCACTTGCTGTTCGCCGGGGTCAGCATCGACTCCATGGCCGCAGCGAACTTCCACAGCGCAGCGTTCGCCGTCACATCGTATTGGTCCTGGTTCCGCTTGGTGCCGGGGACCGTGTTCCCCTGGCTGTAAAAGCTGGTGGAGTAGTAGGGCAGCACCTTCTTAGCCACGTCTTCCCAGTGACCCTGCCATATACCTCTTTTGCCCTCTGCGTCCGAAAAATCCCGCAGAATTTCGTTGATCAGTTCTTCGTTTGGATCCGTCATACGTGCCCCCACCTATCGCGCCTGCGGATCTTGTGGAGGCCGCCAAGACTTAGGCCGTAGTGGGCCGCGATTGTTCCCAGGGAACCGAAAGGCAGCTTGGCTGGGAGAGCATGAATTTCCGCAACCTGGTCAGGTGTTAGCTTCGAATTCTCTTGTCTGGGAGTGAAGTTGCGCTGCTTCTTCACTGCGTCTTGCGAGTTGTCTTTCAGCGACCCGACAAACAGATGTTCAGGGTTCACACAACCTGGGTTGTCGCATCGATGGCACACCACCTGGCCTTCAGCGATGGTGCCCTTATGCAGCCGGTAACTGACCCTGTGCGCCAATTCCAGAGACCCGTCCCACAGCTTTCCGTAACCCGCAAGGGTCTTGGCGCCGGTCCACAACCAGCAGCCCGACATAGGCTCAGGGGTGAACTTGGCTTCGAAACGATCCTGGAGCGAGGCCACGTTATTGGCCCAACAAAGTTTTCGACGTGGTGCCCATGTCGGACAGGCCAGAGCCGCCAGTGAGCAGGGTGGCGGAACGGCCACGCTGCATCTTCAGCGCCTGTTCACGGGCAGCGATGTCGCCTTCACCCGAAGTGTTGGCAGAGGTCGGCGCCGGGGGCGGGGCTGCGGGGACAGTCGGTGCGGATGGACTGGAGAACAGACCGGACATGTTGGCCCCCTTCGCGCATGATTATCGCTTTCTGTATAGATTTTAGCCACACCTTTCCTAATCAAACATTTCATAATCTACGTCACGGGCCTGGCTGGGGGTCCTGCTCCAGGTTCGGGAGGTCCGATTATCGTTCCGGGCCACCGGCTGGGCGAAGGTCATGGCCAGGGCGTCCGCCATGTCGGGTGAAGCCAGGCCACGCTTGTCCCGCATGTGTTCCTTGGCTTCCAGCACCAGCTTGTTGGTCACTGGATCGTAGGAATATTCCGGCCCGGTCAGGTCAGACTTGAGCGTGGGGTCATCAGGTATGCACCCCAGCTGCAGCCATTCCTTCATCAGGCCCCACATTTCGGCCCGCTTGTTCTTGTATTTGTTTTCCTCATTGGGGGATCCGCCTGCCTGGACCTCCACCACCCGGAACTTCCAGGACCGCAGGATGTCCACCAGCGGGCCCCCTACCCCGTTCCCATCCACGAAGATGGCGTCCACCTTCCGGGTGGTCGCTTCCTCAGCCACCCTGCTGGCGGTCACGGTCATGTCTGAGCACTTGAACCGGACCCATGGGTAGGTCCTGGCGTCCCGGCCCTTCCTGAAGGCGAAGACGTTGCTGTCCCTTTCCCCCCGGGCCACGTCCACACCCATGAGCAGAGGGGCCCCTGGATCCAGGCTGGACTCTCGTTCGGCTGCGGCCTGGCTTAGGCTGTGGCTGATGAACTGATTGTTGGCCTGGTTGGGGAACTGGCCGTAGACCTCCACCCTGGCTTCGTCCGACTCAGGGCCATGTTCCTGGATGATCGACTGGTAGACATCCTGGGCCACGCCTTCCACCGTCCGGGCATCGATGTGGCGGGTCCGCCAGCGGTCCCGGTTCTTGTGGAAGCATTCGAAGAAGGCGCCATCGTTGCGCCTGGGGTTGCTGAACGCCAGCCAGTAGCGGTCCACGATCTGTTCCGTGAACACACCCTGGGCCACCGTCCAGATGGGCTTGGGAATGCCTGAGGCTTCATCGAACAGGTAGCACTCGCCGTAGCCGTTGTGGGCACCAGCGAAAGCATCGGGGTTCTCTTCGGACCACAGCTGGGCAGCGATATACCAATACTTCGGATCGATCTTCAGATCCTTCTGCACCAGTTCGCTGAACCACTTGGCTGGGATGATGCTGGTGGCGTTGATGTCGAACCAGTGGGAATTCAGCCCCATGGAGACCCACTTGCTGATTTCCGGGAAGGTCTTCGTCTTCAGCTGTGGTTCGCCATTGGCCGTGACCCACACGCTGGAACCAAGCCTGGTGGAGACCAGCCAGTGGGCGATCCAGGAGAAATCCGCCGACTTCCCAATCCCACGGCCTGAGGCGATGGCCTCTCGATACATGTCAGGCAGGGTTCCGGTCAGCGCCTTTGCCCTCCGGGCCTCCTGGATGTAGTCAGCGATGGCCTTCAGGTTCTGGTCCTGCCAGTTGCGCGGGCCCTTCAGATCGGCCAGTGGGGTGTTGGGCTTGCCCCAGGGGTAGACGTAGCGAACGAATTCCCGTGGATCATCAGCGATCTGTGGGGACCAGAGGTCCGTCATCAGCTGCTGTTCGCCTTGGGCATCGTAGACAGGCTGGGAGGATGCCATTAGGCCCCCGATAGAAAGTTGAGGGAGCCAAAGGCGCCGGAGACCGTGGGGTCAGGGGCGAAGGTGGAGGGATGATCAGTTCTGGAAATTAAAAAAAATATTTTTCGGAACCGCAAAGTTTGTCTGAAGCAGGGCCCGCAGTGAAAATCGCCCGCGCAGATCCGGCCCCGCCCCCCACCCCCACCCGGGGTTATGCGATGGGGCCCCCTCTGGGCCAGCTGCGCAGCCATTAGGTGAAGATGTCCGGGCCTGCTACCTGGCCATGCTCCGAATCTGATACGCTATCAGTTGGCTCGATGCTATTAACTACAGCACAATCAATGATTGATTGATCGTTAGTCGTTAGCTGGTCGCACACTGGGCGCATTAGGCGCAGCCTGGCATCGGTCAGGGCCTCGCTGATGCTGATGGACTGCTGAACATTCAGGTCCACACGATCGCCATACACTCTTGAATTGTGTTTGGATGATCGCCACTTCCTGATGTCAATTCGATTCTTTGCGTGCTGTGGGTCAAGGTCTGGATTATCAGCTATTTCCTTTGCCTCGTCTGCCTCAACGTCTGACATGATTTCCCGAGCCCGAGCATAACGGACACTCAGCTCCCGCACACTTGAGAGCACTTCGTGGAACTTGTATATGTGCATATCTGCTGCAGCTGCAGCA